GCCAAGAAATCTGCTACCACAGCGAAAAATGTGGCTAAACAAGTCCGCTCTACAGGCTTACGCCCAGACGGCAGTTCGGCCAAGCGACTAGACCTTAACAAGGCACCAGACCAAATGACTGACGAAGAGCTTGACGCTTTTCTGAAGCGAGCTGGCATCCCCACTTAAGGGCCAAGTCAAACAAACAACTAACAAAAGAAAGGGATTAACCAATCATGGCTACTGGAGAAGATTTGAAACATCTAAAATGGGCCTGGCAGAATATGAAAAAACGCTGCAACAAGCCTACTAAAGATGCTCACAGATACTTCTTGCGAGGAATAACATACCCAAAAAAGTGGGAAACCTTTGATGGTTTTTGCGCTGATATGGGTGCTACCTACAAATCAGGATTAACTCTTGATAGAATAGATAGCAACAAAAGTTATAGTCTTGACAATTGCCGTTGGGCGACCCATTACGACCAAGCTAACAATACTTGTAGAAACAGAAAGTTTACCATAAATGGTATTACCAAGAATCTTTCGCAATGGTGTGAAGATGTATCGGTTAGACCAAGCACGGTACGTCAACGTTTTTACGTTTATGGTTGGACGGTTGAACAGTCGCTAGGTATGTCCCTTAAAGAAAGAGGAAAATAAATTGGCTACTCCAACACTAGGCAGCAATACTACTAAAGCTATTGCCGCAACAGCACAATATGTGCAAGAAAAATGGACGCGCGAAGTTGCACAACCATTTGACAAAACCCTACAAGCTGCAAAGCTAGTACAAGACCGCTCAGGCTTAGTATCTGACGGTGGTGATATTCTAAATATCCCATTTGCAATCGCTGTAAACGCTCGTGCAAAAAGCGCATCAACTGATGTTACTTTTGACGTACCTAACGGCGCACCTATCACTCTTAACATTGACAAGCACTACTACTCAGCTGTAAAGATTGAGGACATCGCTAAAATACAGTCTAACTATGACCTTAAAGCAGTTTTCCAAACTCGTATGGCTGAAGCTGTTGCTCGCCAAATTGACACTGATGTATTAGGTCTATACGCATCTGCTGGCACAACTGTTGCTGGTGGCGCTGCTGTTGATGACGCTGATGTATTAGCTGTAGTTGCTGCTCTTGACGCTGCAAATACCCCACAAAGCGAACGCCGTGGCGTTATCGGTCACTATACAAAAGCTGACCTTTTGAACGTAAACAAATATGTTGCTTACGACCAAACTGGCAAAACAGGTAAAGCTGTTGACGGTTCTGATGGTTTAGTAGGTAGCCTATACGGTATGGACATCTTCATGAGCCAGAACGTGCCTATTGACACAACTGGACGCAACCAATTCTTCCACAAATCAGCTTTGAGCCTAGCTAAACAGCAAGCTCCTAAGTTTGAAATGGAATATAGCGTTGATTCAATCGCCTGGAAGGTGGTTCTTCACGCTGTTTATGGTGTAGGTGTAGAACGAGCTGCTAGCTTCGTACAACTTACCCGCACAACTGCTGCTTAATTTTAAAAACTAAAAAGACAAGGATTCGGATATGGCCACAACTCAAGTGCCCCAGTATATTGCTGAAAACAATGATGATGTCTACCTAGCCAGCACACAAGCTGGACAGGCTACTTCAATAGGTTTAAGCACTACTCAAACTGGTTTCACCCTATCAAATCCAGCTGGCTCAGGCAAAAGCCTAGTTGTCCTACAAGCTAATATTGCTTGTACTACAGCTCCAGCTGGTGCAGCCACAATAGTATGGGCTGCTAACGTAAACCCTGTAGCTGCTGCTGTTACGCAGACTACACCTTTAACAGTTCGCCCAGCAAAGCTTGGCAATACTGCTACTGGTGCTGGTCTTGCTGCTAGTGCAGTTACACTACCTGCCGCTCCAGTAGTCGTTAGAGCAATTGGCGGCCCAGTAGCTGGCTCATCTATATCACCTCCTTATATAAGAGATGATGTAAACGGTGCTCTAGTCGTACAACCTGGTTGTGCAGTTTCTATCAACTCTTTGACAACCGCTATTTCAGCAGTTATCTCAGTTGTTTGGAAAGAAGTAGACTTAATCGGATAATTCCGTACAGCTGAGCATCTGTATAAACTGCTCCACAGGGAAAAGCGATTAAGTCCGAGTACCGTGTAATAAAACAAGAAAGGGCAATCCAATGCCATCACGACACGAACTAAACCTACGAGCTAGGGTTCTAGGTTTAGACCCATCAACAATCGTAAACGACTCTAAATTAGAGCAAAAAATACTTTGGCTAGAGAAGAACGCAACAGCATTCACTGGTGCGGTTGGAGCTGGCACTTTGACATCTGACGCAACCCCACAATCAGACGGCGACCAAGTAAAGATAGGTGACATCACTTATACTTTCAAGACCGCTTTGACTGGTGTGAAAGCAACTGGTCTATTAACTTCTGACGCTACCGCTCCTAGCGACGGCGACACAGTTACTATAGACGGACGTACCTATACCTTTAAGACAACTTTGTCTAGCCCAGCTCAGCAAAATGAAGTCTTAATTGGTGTTAGTGCAGCTGTTGCTTTAGACAACTTGAAATTAGCTATCAACCAAGGTTCAACAACCTGGCCAACAGCTGCTGATAGTTCTGGCGAAGGCTCAACCTGGTCAACAGGCACAGTCCGCCACCACTCTGTAACTGCAGAAACCAACACTAACACTACTCAACTAGTACAGGCTTACCGCATCGGCACATATGCCAACGGATTCTTCTTAGGCGAAAACAGCACCCATCTAGCTTGGGGCGCAAGCACACTAGGCACAGTAGTCACAACTGAAGTAGCTGGTGTAGACGACGTACCTTACGAGGTATTACTTGGTGCAAACGCAGCCGCCATGCTTGATAACCTTAAGTTGGCTATCAACGCTGGGGCAAACGCTGGTGAATACTCACCTAGCACACCCGCCCACCCACAAGTAACCGCAACCACCAACTCTGCCACTCAGCAAGTAGTTGAAACGATAGACACATCTATCACTAACGCTACCATCGCCACTACTGACCCAGTAGATACTGGTAACCACATGGCTTGGGGCGCTGGCACATTGGCTAGCGGTGTTGCTAAGGTCGTCGCTGTAGCTGACGGTACAACTGTAGGAGTACGCACAACTAACGCTGGTGTATCTGGAGACAAAAACGTCTAGGATATTACTAACCACTAATAAAAGCTCTCATTTGCTTGAGGGCTTTTTTAGTAGTAAACTAAAATTAGGTACAAACAATATGAACAAACAAATAGCCAATAAATATCTGAGGCTCTTATGAGATTAGGCACACACACTGCTGACGAGATGTTTGCTGCTGAAAAAGCGGCTGAGGACCGAAGAAAAAGCCGACAAGCTGGCTTTGAAAAAATGCTTGAAAGAGATAGCGTTATGCACCGCCTGTCTAATGGCGTAATTATGTTATGGAGTGTTGACCCTAAAATGGTTAAGACCCCAGCTGGCGGTACTTGGCCAAACATACCAGAAGACAAATTCGTATTAGTTATAGACGGCAAAGAACATTATTTTGACACAGATGAATTTAAGAAATGGCTAAGGTGGGCATAAATGCAAGATTATTCCAAACTACCAGAAGATTTAAAAGCGAAACTTATTAAGTGGGAAGCTAGTTCGCCGACCCATAAACAAGTTCAACTACTATCCGACATCGCTGACATCTCACAGGAGATGCTAAGCGCACTAGACGACCAGAAAAAAGGCGCAGACGACGCCACCAAGAAGTTCGGTGCCATCTTAGTAGACATGAGGGAGCAATTAAGCTCCTTGAACGCCAAAGAGGCGCCAGAGATACCCGATACCAGCCAACCCGTAATAGATGCTATCTCTAAACTAGAGAAGGCCCTAGCGGTTCAGAAAGCCCCAGTGGTCAATGTGCCCAAAGCTGACGCACCAGTAGTAAATGTTGATGCGCCAAACGTTACGGTAGACAACAAAGAAATCGCTAAGATACTTAAGACCGACTTACCTAAAGCCTTTGACGAGGCTATAAAAGGTATCGTAATACCCAAGACCGACACCACCGCCACCAACCAACTATTAAAAGACCTGTCAGAAAAGCTATCCAGCATAGATACTGGCGTTAGGATGAAGCCTCAGGCCCCTACCACTATGGGCATAACTGGCGTAACGCTAGTAAACGGCAAAGTACCTGTTGATGTAGACATGGCAACAGAGGGTATAGCAACCGATACCACTATCCAAGACCTAGACAACAAAATAACTTATCTATTAGACCGCCTAGAATATGGGAACATTACCGATAAAACTAAAACTCTTAGGGTCCAGCTTAACCCTGACCTCACACATACTATATCAATAGCCGCCTCCCAGACTCTTACTACTGTTTCAACTGTTGCATCGGTTACTAACACTGTGAGGCAGGGCGATTTGCAAGTATTAAGAGTGAACGAAGCGATACTAGACACCGCATTCATAAATGGGATATTGAACAACGTAAGTTTCTAAGGAGTAAAAATGCCTACAACCAACAACAACAAACCAGTAGATATGAAACAGCTTTGGCAACAGGTAGAACCAAACCCTGTAGTTTCGTCTGCTATTTCAGCCATGACTACCGCCGAAGACGGCTCTGATAGATTTATTTATTACATAGTTGGTGCAGCTTTTTACCGCTACGATTGTTACGGCAACGCCTGGCAGAAGTTAGCTGCTCCGTTTCTTACTCCTACTGTTTTTGCCTCAATGCGATACACCAAATACGGAGGCACTAAGGGCAGGGTCATTTCTTCAACTGCGACATCGCTGAGGATTGGAGCAATAAATCCATTATCCACGGTCGGCAAGACAATTCGTATCATCTCAGGTACGGGTGCAGGGCAAGTCCGAACAATAACCGCTGCTGCCGAGGCCGTAAAGTACGACCAAGGTTTAGCGACTACCGCATCAGCCACACAGCTAGGTGACTCAACTAAAAAATGGCAATTCAACCAGTGGGCTGGCTACCAGTGTAGGATTACTTACGGTACGGGTGCTACTCAAGTTCGTAGGATACTATATAACGATACAACTACTTTAACTTTTTCAGATACTAATTATCAGCCAATCGACCCTTGGAACAACACAGGTTTTGCAACCGTACCTGTAACTACCGCTGGCTTACAGGCACACTTCGTAATTGAAGCATCAGACTTAACCGTTGCTGCTTGGACAACTCAGCCAGATTACACGTCTAGGTTTTCAATAGAAACTGGTGGTGTTTGGTTATTGACAGCTGCTGCCGCCGCTCCGTTCTACTCTATACAGTACTACGATGTCGCGGGGGACTACTGGATAAACAAAACTGCTGGGTCAAACTTAATAGCCGCCGCTTGGACAACAGACGGTACTTTAGAGCGTACAGGTATAACATACGGAACCTATCTAACAGGCACAGCTTCGGCTGGTGGTACTTATACTCTTACCGATTCATCTAAATCTTTGAGTGATAATAAATACGCTAATTACCGAATAAACATCACAGGCGGAACAGGTATAGGACAATCACGAAGAATAATCAGTTCAACAGCCACAGTCTTTGAAGTTGCGAGGAAATGGGACACTAACCCTGATGCAACGTCTACTTATGAAATTATTTCTGACAAAGACAAAATATATTTTGGTGGTAACGCTCAGTCTTTCTTGATGCAGTATGATGTAGATTCAGACCTAACCATCCAAGGTGCTAAGTATGATGACGGCATAGCAAATATCTTGAGTGCTCGTTATCCTGGCTTAGAACAAATGCCTATTGCAATTACATCAGGCGTAAGGACTACTACTTCTATAACTACAGTTGGTATTACAGCTGGTGGCACTAACTACACAGTTGGTGACATACTAACCTGTTCTACTGGTGGTACAAATGGAAAAGTGATTGTCACCTCAACGGCTTCGGGCGGTATCGTAACTGGCATTACCTTAATTAGGGGTGGCTCTGGATATACCACAGGAGCTGCTAAAGCAACAACTGGTGGCACAGGTACGTCTTGCACCTTAAACATCACCGCAGTAGGAACGACTTGTTTTGTGACCACAGCGATTAACCATCCATTCAAAATAGGTGACCAAGTTGTGCTTTCTGGTGATGCTTTATACGCTGGAACGGTAACTATTACAGGTGTAGACGCTCTTAACCAATTTGACTTTGCAACGGCTGCTGCTGGTAATATGACGGCTGCAAACGCTCTTTCTGCTACTGTAACTGTAGACTCAACAAAGAACTGGACTATAAACGAACACGTTGGCAAAATCCTGCAAACTCATCTAGTTGGTGTGACTGGTGCAGTACAGCCTAGAACGATTATAAGTAACACCGCAACTACGATTACTACCGCAACAATCACTACTGCTTTAGTAAATGGTACAGGTAGATATGCCATTGTTGACGCTCAGATGTTTGGTAAAGATGAACAGTTTAGAGCACCAAACCAATCTGCCGATGGTCTAGCTACTGGTGGTTCACTTACTACTTTGGTAGACTCTACCAAGAACTGGAAAGTTGGAGCTTGGGTCGGTTACAAGGTTAGAGTGATGAGTGGCACTGGCAGGGATACTACGATGACTATAACTGGTAACGACGCTACCACTTTGACTTACGCCTCCGCTGGGTTCACGCCTGATGCGACTACGAGATATAGGATATGGGATACTTACGGTGTTTGCTCAGGTGCAGGTTCTACTACTACCTTGGTGGACACAACTAAGCTATGGGCCACTAATCAACTAGCAGGTAAAAAAGTAAGAATAACTGGCGGAGCAGGTTTTTCGCTTGCTGCAGGTTTAAACGAAATAACGATTACTTCAAATACCGCTACTACACTTACTTTCACAGCTATAACAGGTTTTGCCCCAGACGCTACTACGACTTACACAATCTTAGGCGCACCGCCAAGAGGAGCAGGGATTGAACTAATATATATGTATGGTGGTACTTCTTTAGGCAAGTATATGTTTTATCCTAGGGGCGGTGGTTCTAACACAGCTGATAGATACGACATCACAACTGAAAAGTACGAGTATGGTTTCTTATTCTCGCCACAAACAGACACCATGACCACAGGTTCTTATTATGCTTACGACGGAGCAGACAGAGTTTACTTCTCCCCAGGTGTAGCCACTGGTATAGTACAGTACGTCTACTACTACGACTTTGTGACTAACCGTTCATTCTCACTAGGCTCAGTTCCCAACACACAACTTGCACCAGTTATAGGTAACAGGATGGAACTTGTAACTTCTCCAGCAGGAATCGATTATCTGTATCACATGAGAAACACAGGTGCTGAAATGTACCGCACACAAATCTTCTTTTAGTGGTATAATATGCTTAGATGAACCTCAGACTAGAGCAACTAGCAAAGCGGGCGTCGCTGATAGCACTAATAGTGTTAGTTAGTGCGCCCACTTTTAATATAAAGACAATAGGAGAAAATAAAATGTTAAATGGTGCAACAATGATTACGCCAACGAGTGATTATAGCGGTGGTTTGATACCGATGTATCAGGCTTCTGGCGGTTTGATACCAGCTGACTCAAGCAGCAGATATACTGCTTACCAGAATGCCAATAAGTTGATAGACATGCCGACTAACCAACCAACTGGACCATCGCAATCGGACATCTATGCCCAGCAACAGGCAGCGGCTCAAGCCCAAGCCCAGCAAAGGGCTCGTGATTCTTTTGTGGCTGGCCGTGATGTTATGAACACTTCTATAAATAATTCTATAACTGGTGCGGCTCAAGGCTACCAGCGTGGGATTATAGACAAAGCTGGGCAGTTCAATGCCGCCCAAAGAGGCTTGGACACCAAGGCAATAAATGCCGATATGGCTAAAAGACAGGGTCAGGCTGGCATTCTTAATATGGTAGGCCAAGGTATCAAATCGGGTGGCGTGATGCTAGCCAACAAAAATGCTGGTAACTCAAGTGGTGCACAAGCAATTGCTAGCGCCTATGGCCAACTAGGCCAACGCCAAGCCTCAAGCGTGAACAATCAATATGGACAAGTAATGAACCAAATAGGCGCAGACCAAGCTATATTAAATGCTGATAAAGCCGAGCAAATGCGCAGATGGGCCGAAGATAAAACGACCACAGTAAATAACATAGTCGCCGACGCAGAGCGCCAAATCGCTGCCCTAAATGAAGCCGCTGCTGGAGCTGGCATTGCTGAAAGAATGGATATAGCCGCTGAAGCGAATAGAATTAGGAGCGGAGCTCTTAGCCAATTACAGCAATTTGATTCTGAGATGTCTAAGATTCAAGCAGCTCAATCTGACGAACAGCGTAGAAGCGAAGCCGAGAGATTAATGTCTGAGGGTAGAGTGTCAGACCAATCGTTTAACTACTCCACAGAAGCCCCAGCCCAGTGGCAAGGCACAGGGCCATTCGCCTCAGAACTGCCAATATTCACATACGGACGTAACAGAAGACAAGGTTAAGGAGCCCCAAGATGGGACTATCATTCAAAAAGCTAAAAGAAGGGCTTATTGCTCAAGTCAACCCTTTTGATGGTAACATGACCTTTGATACAGTTACTAGAAATAAACCAGTAGGATATCGCCAACCACCAGCATCACAAGATGTCATACAGAAAATACAGAACGCCAGGTACGGTGTTCTAGCTAACAACCCGCAAAGACAAACCCAATTCCTAAATAGCGTCCGCCCAACAAGTGTGACGCCTTTTGCTGATGCCGTTAGGTCTGGCGTTAAGGCATATACAGATGTTTATGCCGCACCAACTAGGGTGTTCAACCCCAAGACAAATATAAATGAATACAACAACACCGACTCGCTTAAGATAAAGCAATTGCAACAAGCTGCTAGAAGTGGGCAGATTAGCCCGCAAGTTGCTTCTGCCAACATCAATGCCCTTATGACCACTAGAAACGCTGGCATCAATCAGATTGAAAACACCGACGCCTACAACCCAACCAAAACTAATAATCTGGGCGGAGCATTAATCAACACTTCTGCCAACCGTAAATTAGCGCCAATAACATCTGGTATGTATAGAAGTGCTATAGGCACAGGCGAAGCTGTTTCTGGTCTATACGACACCCTAACACCAGGCAAGGGCAACAACCGCATAGGCCAAAACATCAGGCGACAGGGCGAGATAGTAGACCAATCAGTTAAACAGAATGATTATAACCAACTAGCTTACAAAGCTGGGCAAATCGGAACCGACATAGCTACCTTTATGCTACCAGGTGGGGTAGTAGCCAAGGGAGCGACCAACGCTGGCAAGCTAGTAGCCAAAGCGCCAGTTATAGGCAAAGTAGCTAGCAAGATTGACAAAGCCGCCGACGCTGGAAACTTAGTCGCTAAAGGCACTAGATACCTCGCAAAGCCCACCAACCTCGTAAACACCCTAACAGACACCGCACTCAACACTGGCTACAGAGCTAATAGAGGGCAGGACATCAACGCTGGAACGCTAGGAATGGACGCTGGGTTATCTATTGGTATGAGCTCTGGCATAGGACTGGCTGGTGCTGGGGCAAAAGCAGGGTTAAATAAAGTGGTTAAACCATTCCTCAAATCAGCGCAGAAAAATTCACCTGGAGCAGCGCTAGACATAGAGAAAAATCTTCTACAAGATTATAAGGCTGCTGAACTCCGAGCCAAAGACCCTAAAACTAAAGCCATATTAGCTAAACAGGTGATAGCGCAACAAGAAAAAATAAAGAAAATGAAGTCTAAGATAGACCAAGGCGGTTATGTCCGTAACCCTCTAGTAAACGAAGACGGTACACCAAGAATAGGTAAGGGCGCACCAATAGAGAAGACCCCAACAAGAGCGCAAGCAATGAACAAAGTAGCAGCCGCAGCCAGTGAAGCTCCGCTGACAAAAAAACCCAACGACTTGATTACTGGTGGAGTTGATGAAGCATTGGAAACCATTGACAGACAAAACAAACTAATGCTAGCCAAGATGGGCGAAAGCGTAGAGCCGCCCAAGCCAAAAGTAACCGTTAAAAAGACAGTAGAAACTCCGCCCACCACCGAAAAACCTAATGTCGCACAATCTAATGAGCCAGTAAAGCCAAAAGTGACGACCAAGATACCAGAAACTACTTTAAACCAAGCTGCTAAGGCGACACAGCCATACGTTTACGCTAGCAACAAAAAGGGAGTTAGTATGTTTAATCGTGCTTGGCAAACTGTAGCGGGCGTGATTGACCAATATGGTGATATCGGAAAAGAAATAACCAGAAGACTACACGCCCAGAGAGATGCCGCCGAACTAACCAAGCAAGCCTTTTATTCAAAGATACCAACAGTTATGGGGCTTAAGGGTAATGATATGCGGTTCTTCGCACAATCACTTGAAGACTTAAGCAATGGCAGGGCTCTTGACCCAAGCACCCCACAGCATATTAGACAGGCTATAACTGAGTGGAATGCTGCAATCCCAGATATCCGTAATGCTGGCATAAAGGCTGGGTTAGATATTGGTGACTTAGGGGAGAACTATTTCCCCCGTATGTATAAAGACCTTGATTCACAGAAAGGTAAAGACCGACTTATCAAGACGATTATGGACGACGCAGCTGCCAAAGGTAAGCCAATGACGAATACTGAAGCTTCAATGATTGTAGACAAGATACGAGAAAACTCGGTCAGAACCTATGGCAACTTAGAGAAGACCCGCCAATTTGACGTACCTGGCTACGAAATGACGCACGATGCGATTATTGACTACACCAATCGGGCGTTAGACCGCATTACTAAAGCTGAACAGTTTGGGCCGAACAATGAGTATCTTGCTAAAGCGTTCCAAGATTTAAAGAACCAGGGATATAGCCCAGACCATATAGACGATGTCTTTGAGAGGTACGTTAATATAGCACTCGGTAATATAGACCACAATACCAAGGGGCATAAAATATCGTCTGGTATTCGTAAGTTTAATGCCGTCACCTCACTGTCGGCTGCTGGTATCTCTAATATGACACAGTCAACAAATACAGCAACGGTTGGCGGTATTGGCAGGACAATTAAAGCCATCGTAAACCAGGTGGGCCGTGGTGCTTGGGGTAAAGAAGCCCGTGCCGCCGCCGAAAGGTCTGGTATTGCGCTTGACCACTCTATAGCCGACATTACACAGCAGCAACTTGGTACTAACGGGGTAATTGCACGCAATATAGCGTCACCATTCTTCCATAAGGTAGAAAAATTTAACCGCCAAGTATCCGCTATGGTTGGCGCTGACTACGGCGACCACCTCGCCGCTAAGGGCGACATCAACACACTTCGCAATAAGTTCGGCGTTACTGGCGAAATCGGCGATAGACTAACCGATGCCCAAAAAATTCAAATGGCTCGTAAAATGGTAGAAATATCGCAGTTTAAAGTGGACCCCATGGACTTACCAGGGTGGGCAGACTCCGCACTGGGCAAACTAGCGCTACAATTCCGTTCATTCGGCTATAAGCAGACCGAGTTTATGTGGAACCAGGTACTTCGTGAGGCCACTAAAGGTAATTTTGCACCATTAGCTCGTTTTATAGCAGTTGGCGCTCCAGCGGGGTTAGCTTCTACTGAGTTGCGAAGCCTAGTACAGATGAAAGATTTTGCACAGCCAGACCAGCCAGAAGATACGAGCCCGAAGTCTTTACAGATAGCTGGTAGAGTAGGCACTGGGCTTGCAGCCGTTGGTGGCTTCGGATTGGCTGGCACGGCCTATACGGCAGCTAATCGTGCTGCTCGTAGCCGTACCCCAACTGCTATCGCAGCCTCAACCATTGGCGGCCCCACTGCTGGTCTAATAGTTGAAACATCGCAAAATATAGACAAGGCATCTAAGGGTGATTGGCAGCCATTGGTACGGCAGGGCGTGCGCAAGATACCCGCAGTCGGTCCAACCCTTGCTAATGTTCTAATGCCCTATGATTCAAGCAAGGCCCCAGCTAAAGCTGGTGCTACCGTTAAGCCAAATGCTACGCCAGCAGAGCTAGATAAACAGGCTAAAGCCGATTTAGAGAAACTTAAGACCGACGCAAAGGCAGAGGGCTACTCTATAGAACAATTAGTAAATGGAAAGTATGCTTACACCATAAATGGTGAAGTTAAAACTGCCGACACTCTTAAAAAAGCCAATGCAGCTGTGGCTAAAGCGGCTTTTGGAGAATCTGACCAAAATATCAAGGTCATAGGTGATATGGTTTATCGTAAAAACGCTCAGGGCGATATATCTACAATGAGCAAAACAAAGTACGATTACAGCATAGGCACACAAGAGTTAGAAAAATATAAGCGAGCTGGCGACCTTGACGCCTGGAACAAGACCGCTAATAAACAACTAGATAGTATTGAAAAACAGCTGGCTGACCCTAACATTGACCCGCTGGATAAAATACAACTAGAAAATGATGCCGAGGCCTTGATGTCGTTGATGGCTAAATATGCTGGCTACGGCGGTTTCACCAAAGGCAAATCTGGCTCTGGTGGTGGTTCAGGTGGCAACAACGCTGGTTATGACAACCCCTATAAATATGTCGTTAGCGGAGCCTACGACAAGCCCACTAGAAGCAACGTAAAACTAACTGGCGCCTCTGCAAAACGTGGGGTGGCGATGAAAGCCCCAACCAAGCCCAAGGTGTCTATTAAAAAAAGCCTAACATAGTGCTATGATTAGTACAGAAAGAAACAAACAAAATGACGCTAATACCCAATTATTCTAAATACTCAGCCTCAGAAGATGGCAAGATATATAGTCATGGGTTGCGTAGTGGCTGGTTGAAGCCATTGGTTGATAGAAATGGGTATCATCGCTATCGTATTATAGACAGTAACGGCAATAAGAAGAGCGTGTACGCTCACCAGCTTATTGCTTCAACCTTTTTGCCTAACCCCGATAATAAGAAGTTTGTTAATCATAAAGACCACAATAAAAGCAATAACGCTCTTAGTAATTTAGAGTGGTGTACTCATTTGGAGAATATTAGACACGACTGGAAGATGGGTACACGCAGAAAGCTCAAGGGCACAGAAACAGGCTCTGCGATAGTAGATGATAATATCGTGCTCAAGATACGACACTTATACAAAAATGGGGCCAGGCAAACACAATTGGCGGAGTTCTTCGGGATTAGCCAACCGACTATTAGCCAAATTGTACTAAGAAAAACATGGAGACACATATAATGGATTTTGACACTATTTTCGCTATTTTTTATACCCTTTACAGAGGAGAAGCTGATACCCCTACGTCTACAGATGATGAATACACTGTTGCCCTAGGGCTATCAAAAGAAGCAATATCTAGGTGGGCAAATTATGATGGTACCTACTGGCGTGAGCTGTTCACCACTCTTAGCGTTGCTCCAACTGGTTTAAGTGGTGTGGGTGGCGATAGAACTGTAGTAGCTGGCACTGCCGACTATGACGCACCAACAGATATGAGAGAGGCTGGTGGTTTCGTTAAACTCCGAGACTCTGACGGCTATACCGTGTTATCTTACGAGATACTAGAGCCAGAACAGGTACAGTTCCGCAACGACAGCGCCAAGTATGCTTACTTTACAGGCAACCCCAACGATGGCTTCACCCTACACCTCAACCCAGTACCAGACGCTAACCTAAACGGCCTAGCCATTGACTACGTCTATTATAAGAAGCCTACCTACTTCACCACTGGCACCGACACTACTGAGATGGCCGACCCAATGTTTATAGTTCACCGTATGCTAGCTAACCGATTCCGTGTTTCTCGCAACCCGTATTACCAAAGTGCAAAAATAGATGCTGAAGATTGTCTAAAGACAATGCAAGCCGATAACAACTCAGGAAACTGGGCTGACCCCTGGAAGCTATCAGATAGCTCAGGGAGTGTGTGGGGGGTATAACAGACTATGCCTCTCAATTTAAAAGACGATTCACCTAAGAACTTCCCTGAACAGCAATATCTCACGCTAGACAATTTTAAGCGTGGGGTTATTACTTTAATTGACAAATCACGCTTACCTAAGAACGCCCTACAAGAAGCTGACAATATCTTCTTATATGAAGACGGTATGCCTGGCCCCCGACCTGGTGTTGATTGGTTTGGCACCGCCCCCTCAGCCTCAGCTATACAAGGCTTTGACTATTTTGATTACAATGGCGCTATCCACCTAGTCTGCGTAGCTGGCGGAACTGTTTACCGCTCAACTGATGATGGTGCGACTTGGGACACCTGTACCGGCGCCACCCTTGATGCTACCGCACCAGTTAATATGAACCAGTACAACAGCTACCTATACTTAACCAACGGGATAAATAACATCACCCGCTACAATGGCTCATCAACTGTGTTGTCGCAGTATTCTACCCTAGCCACTCCAGCAGCACCTACAGTCGTTGAAACTGGCTTAACTGGCACTGGATACTCTTATTACTACAAATGCGCTCGCGTCAATGAAATAGGCTTTTCGGTAGCCTCTGCCGCTTCAACGGTTGTGCAGTCGTCATTACCCAGAGAAGCTTGGGACGCCACTACTAACTATGCCACCGTAACAGTTCCAGCTTATGTGTCTGGGCAGACTCGCACCGACATATATATAAGCACCGATGACGTTAATTATTATTACCTGACATCAGTTACCACCACAGCCACAGTAGCTGATACGTTTAAAGATGACGGCTCGGCAATAGTAGTGCCGTCCACTACCGCTCCTACCGCTTCAACCGCTCAAGGACCATTAGTAGAAGAACTGACCAACGTTGGTTCTCGTATGTATGGTGTGCGGGATACCGTCAACAAGTACCGCATCTGGTTTACCTCGTCTACCGTGCCAATGGGTGCCTTTTCATCAGCCTACGACGGCGGTTACTTAGACTGGTCACCTGGTGGCAAGTTTTTGCCTGTTCAGGTAGCCGATTACCGTGACGGCAAGGGAACGCCTTACGCTACTGTCTGGTGCGATTCAGCTGATGGCCAAGGTTGTATCTTACAGATGTCCCTAGAAACCCTAACAATTGCTGATATATCTGTAACTATCCCTAGCGCTTACAAATTGCCAGGTTCTCGTGGCACTCCAGCCCCAAGGTCAGTAGTCAACGTATTAAATGACTACTATTACTACAACAGCCAAGCCTTCTATAACTTGGGCTCAAGGGCGCAGTTCCTCAACTTAATATCTACTGATGAGATAAGTGCCAATATCCGACCCACTATTAAACAGATACCAACCAGCGCCGAGCCAAACATCGCCAGCGTCTACTACGACGCCAACGTCTACTTCTCAGTAGGCTATGGGCAAACAGACAACAACTACACCGCCGTTTACAACACTGAGCAAAAAGCCTGGCTACCAACAGCCTTCACTATTGGCTTTAGCAAATTCCTACGCTATACAGGCACTGATGGCACGCCACACCTTTTAGCCGTTAAGCCTGGCGACACAAAGCTAAGCGAAATAAGCACATCTATACAGGGTGATTATGGTGAAGCCTTTGCTACTAGTTTATACACAGGTCTATATCCAGTTACCAAGAACCGCTTTGAGTTCCAGTGGACAGAAGAGGCCGAGATTGAACTTAGCAACCCCCAGGACGCCATAAACTTTGAGTTATTAGGCATAGAGCGCACCAGGGGCTTTAGGTCATCTAAATCAGCCTCCATTGAAACAACCCTAACTGGGCAGGGGTGGTCTACCTTTGACTGGTCAACTACTTACTGGAGCGATACTAGCGAAGTGCCCGACACCTACTCAGAAAGCTCCGTCAAGCGCTACTTCAACGTCCAGAGAGAATTAAATGCAATCCAATGGCACATAACTACCAATAGTTTAGCTGCCAGATATGTTTTAAGAACGCTACAAACTCACGGCACGCCCACACAATCAGGCAAGCCAGCCAGCTGGAGAGTCAGATAAAGCAAATAACAATAATAACAAAAGGAAATAAATATGAGCGTAAACGTAACATCAGTCACAAACCACTACCCCACAGCCAATAAGGGGTTTATAACAACCACTAGTAACACCATAACGTCTGGGGTGGCGCAAACAACAGTACCATTAACATCAGTAGCTGGCTTAACTAACGGCACTATCTTTGTAGGCATTCTTGGGCCTGGCACAACCGCCGAGCGAGAGTTTACTGGGACAGTAGACACCGCTGGTTCACAAATAACAGGTGTTAAATGGACAGACGGCTCAGACGGCACCCACACTGCAGGAACAACCATAGTAGACTATGTATCAGCAACTGGCCAGAACATGCAGACTAAAGGTTTCTTAGTTGCCCACGACCAAGACGGCACACTCAAAGCCGACTCTGTAGACGTAACAGCAGTCATAAAAGACGCTATCATCACCCCTGCCAAGTTCAACTCAAGAACTAAACTAGGTTGGTTTGACGGAGAACTACCAGCAGTTTCAAGCGTTACTCATAACGGTAATAGAAGTTACACGGTTTCATTCGCTTCAACTGTAGCCTCAATCTTATCTGAGGGCATGCGCTTAGAGCTGACAAAGACGGTTAGCGGAAATGGTTACATGGGTGGACTTCTAAATGGTTCATCTCACTACTTCACAAAGACAACACCAAGTGGAACTTTAGGAACAGTTACTAATAACTTCACGATAGAAGCAAACTCACGACCATCAGCTTATGGCACAGCGATGTGCCTGGCTGGACGAGT